CAGCGTCACGCTGCCGGTCGAGTTGACCTTGCCATCCCGCAGGCTGTTGACGATCTCGTAGACGTCGCGCGCGCCATGCGCGAGAGGCAGCCCGCGGAACTGGTTGTCTGCCATCAGCGCCTGCCGGTCCTGCTGGCCGCGAAGTCGACGCCATAGGCCTGCGTCCACTCACCCGTCAGGTTCAGCCTGACGCGATGGAACTTGTTGGCCGAGCGCACGGGGCAGAAGCCGGCGGCGTTGAGCGACGACGCCGCCCCGTAGCTGACACTGTCCTGCTGACGCGAGCGCTCGCCGACCTGCACGGTCACCGTGCCACCGCTCGTGTGCGGCGTTACCTGCGTGACCAGCGCGTGGCCGCCGTCGACCAGGTTCGCCTCGCCAGTCTCGATAGTCGCCTCGAGCGACGAGCCAGTGAAGGTTCCGAGCTTGTTGCTGACGCCGCCGCCGAACACGAACTTGCCAAGCTTCAGCGACGAGCTGTCGAGCGACACACCAAGCGCATCGAGAGACGTCGAGATGCTGTCGAGATCGTCGAGCGTGTAGGACGCATTGAACAGCGGCGCCACAAAGTCGTTCGTGACCTCGGCGTAGCTCCATTTGTCGATGGCGTAGTTGTAGATGATCAGCCTGTCCGGCGTTCCGCCGCTCTGTGCGGACGGGAACGACCACGCCACGATCTGGTTCAGCGGATCGACGGCGGCGGTGATCCGGTCGCGGTAGGCCGAGTTCGAGTTCTCGAAGAACCAGCGGTTGACCCGCTCGCTGCCGATCGGCCGCGAGGCATTGCCGTCGAAGACGTAGAACCCGTCCGACGCAATGTAGAAGCACGCGCTGCCGAGCTGCACGACGCTGCCTGGATACTCGCAGCCGCGCGCGGTCTCGACGCGGTCGAACTGGAAGACCAGCGGCGAGCCGACGTACTGCATCCGGACGATCGCGCGCTCGAGGAACACGACGCCGAACTCTCCGCCGGCCAGGCCAGTGATGGCTCCTGCGTCGGCGATGTCCTGGTAGTCGGACTGGTTGGTACCGACCGTCCAGCTCGTTGCGTCGTTGATCGCCGACCAGCGCACGCGGTATGGCGTCGTCGTGCCGCTCTCGGTGACATTGGCGGTGACGACGAAGTCGCGCACGGTGGTGATGAACTTGGACGAGAGAGTCGCAACCAGGTCGCCGAAGTTTCCACCGCTGGCGATCGAGACGAACTGCAGCGGGTCGGCGTTGTTGCAGGCGATGAGCCGATCGCCGAAGGACGTGAAGTAGAACCGGTCCGTCGATGCAGTCGCGTATCCGCCGCTCTTGCTGACATCCGCGAGCGCGCCGGTCGCCTTGACGAACTTGAACAGCTTGGACAGGCCGCCGGCGTAGATGGTCACCGTGCCACCGGCAGTCTTGGTCGCGGCGAGGTTGGTCAGGCGCTCGCTCGCCGTTTGGGATAGCGCCGACAGGTCAGGGAACGGCTTGTAGCCGCGCGCAGCTGGCAGCACGTTCTTGGCGACCGTGACGCCGGCGCTACCCAGCGCCGGCTGGTCAGGTAGCCACTGTCCGAGCTCGATCATGCCGCCTCTGCCCAGGTCTCGTTTCCGTTCGTGGCGTTGGTCCACGTCTCGGCGCCGGCCGCGATGTTCGACCAGCTCTCGACACCGACCGCGGACTGCGACCACACCTCAGAACCAGAAGCCTGCTCGGACCATGTTTCGCTGTCTGGCTCCTGCAGCCCCCAGCCCAGGCGCACCGCGACAGCCGACACGCTTGCAGCGCCGGATGCGCTCGCCTGCATGGCGCCAGTCGCCGACAGGACAGCGGCCACCGTCGCGGTGCCGGCCGCAGCTGGGGAGCCGCCAGCAAACGTCGTCGTCGCCGCAGAGAGGCTCGACGCGCCTGCCGCCACTGCTGCAGTGGAACCGATGACCCCAGTCGCCGACGCCGACGCGCTCGCGTTGCCATTCGCAGCGACGAGTGCAATCGACACGATCGCCCGTGCGACCGCAGAGACGTCGGAACCAGCCGCTGCAGAAGCGGCGCTTGCCGCGGTGGAAGCAGCCGCAGCAGATACTGTCGCGCTGCAGATTGCCGCCGCAGACGATGCGGCGAAAGAAGCCCCGACAGCCGACACGATCGCCGAGCCTGCTGCGGCACCACTGGCATCTGCTCGCGCGGCGCCTGCAGCCGACACGCTGGACGTGCCAGCGGCTGCCGCAGACGATGCGGCAAAAGAAGCGCCGACCGCAGATACTGAGGCAACCGCAGTCGCGGTTCCGTCCGCGCCCTTGATTGTGGACGTCTCACCAGACGACGCCGCAACGCCGGCTGCTGCCGTTGCTGATGCCGAGAAAATAGACCGAGCGATACCGGATGCTGCCGCGCCGCCAGCCGCAGCCGTCGCCGTTGCTGCGGCGCACGATGCGCCGGCGGCAGAGACACTAGCGGCGCCAGCGGCGCTGCCGGCCGTTGCGGCTATCGATGCTCCAGTGGCGGAGACAGTCGCGACGCCAGCAGCCGCCGACGCCGCCGCCGCGGCTACGCTGCTGCCGGCCGCGGCTACGCTCGCCGCGCCTAGCGGCAGATCCGCGAGCGGCGCGAACCCAAGCATCGGTTAGACCGCGACGCAGTCAGCCATATCAGGCTGCGCCATCACCCAGCGGTAGCACCGTGCGAGAAACTCCACGCCCTCCTGCGCTTCGATCTCGGAGAGCGGAGCGTGATAGCGGCGAAAGTCGACATCGCGCGTGTCGTCATCGAGAGGACGCGTCGCGTAGCCAGCCACATCGATCATCACATTGTGCCGCACTACAGGGTTGCGCGTACGCGACACCGCAGCGGTAACGATGCGGAAGTATGCCCCTCCAAACGGTATGCCGAACGGAGACGCAGACAGGTCTACCTGGATTGCCATCGTGGCTCCTTAAGCGTAGGTCACTTCAGACGTGCGAACCGTGGCAACCCATCGAATGTTGGTCGCCGCCGCACCTGTCGCCGTTACGGCGAGCGCGCCGTTGGTCGTGTCGGCGGATAGCGCAAGCGTCCATCCGGGCACGTTGCTAATTGCGGTCACGGTCGAGGCAACGAGCGTCGTAGACGCGGCGTTCGCTTCTCGCCGGATCAAACCTTCGATCTTCCATGCTGCGGAATCGGTGCCGCCAGAAGCTTGGCGACGAGCGACAACAATGCCGTCGAACGCATAGGCCGCGTTGTTGGGCAGCACGACTTGATTGTTCGTCGCTGCTGTTGATCTGTTTGTCGATAATTTTGTCGCAGTCGCGTCTGTTGTTGGCGCAAGCAAGACGAAATTGCCTAATTGGCAGTCTCCTGCGAGTCCGAACCCCCTTTGGGAGTATGCGTATTTTCCATAAATGCTGGAGATCGCTCCATCTCCAAAAGCGACGCTATTCTCACCGGATGCCAGAGCACCGTAACCCGTTGCTGTCCCTGCCGGGCCAATAGCTATAGCGCCTGTGGCTGTAGCCGATGCGAGTTTTCCAATCGCTACTGCGTTTGTCGCCGATGCGTTTGCGGTCTGCCCAACAGCAACGGAGTTGGCTCCCCTCGCCCCATAAGTACTCGTATTGTTCGCCACCGCAGCGGCAAACGAGTCAGCGCCGCTCGCATAGGAACCGCCGAGCGCCATCGCGCCTGCGCCGGTCGCTGTTACGGCGCGTTCAACATTGGCGTTCAAGCCGATTGCGGTTGAATAATTACTCGTAGCACTGCCGAAGATGGAGTTGGAATAAGTTGCTGTAGCTTCCGCGGCGACACCGTTCAAACCGCCCAACGCGAGGGAGAACGACCCGCTGGCAATAGGCCGGGTCGTAAACCCGTTTTCTGCATACCCGCGCATCGTCTTCTTGTTGCCAGTTTGCCAGTTTGTACCATCGCAAACGATTTGCGTTCCTTCGCCTGAACGAAGAATTATCGTGGTGCGGCCGTCAATTGTCTCCGCGCCAGATGGGTCAATGGTAATTGCTCCCGTGCCGCTATTCCACACCCAGCAATTAAACCCGGTTTTCAGCGTGGCCGCCGCCGTCAGGGACACCGTAAAGGTATTGGCCGTACAGTTGATGATCGTGTTGTTGTCGCTGGCGACGACGGTATATGCGCCTGTTTTGCCCTGAATCGAATAGGTCGGCGCAACGTCCGCAGCGACAGCACCGACAAACACCGTTGCCGATCCGCTCAGATTGAGCAGCGAGCCGGTCGAACTTTCCGCGAGCGTGCGCGATAGCGTCGTCCCGGCTGACGTATAGGTTCCGGTGCCGATCTCCCACGCGGTGCCGTCCTCTATGACGTAGCGGACCACGTCGCCATCGGCGACTCCGGCGGCGGCGAAGGTCTGGTAGCCGCTCGACGCCGAACCAAGCGTAATCGCGCCCGTTCCGGTAGTCGCCGTTGTCATCTTTGCGCGGTTTACGAGCCTAGGCACGATCAGTCCTCGGTGACGATCACGCCGCTGTTGATCCGCGGCGTGACGCCGTTCGACACGCTGATCGTCGGGGACAGCGAGCCCTTGTAGAGCAGCTTGCCGGCACCGCTCGAGGCCGTGCCGATGCCGAAGTGCGTGATGGTGTTGGTGCCGCCGGTCGCCGCCGGGAAGTCGGTGTTCGCCGCGAGCGTCACCTGGTTGTTCGCGATGGTGAAGCCGGACGAGGTTCGAGCCACAGCGACGCGCGCATAGCTCGTGTAGGTCGCCTCGCTCGTCGTCTGCGAGCCAGCCTCGCCCGGATCGGCAGTGTGCAGCGACAGGTACAGGTTGGTCAGCGGCGACGCCGCCGCGTTGTCGGCGATGTTCGCGATCGCCGTGCCCTGGAAGATGAGCTTGACCAGGTCGTTCTCGAAGGTATCACCCTTGGACATGTCCGTCTCCTTACGCGAGGCGCATGACCAGCGACGAGCCGCCGAACTTGGCGCCGTCCTCGCTGGTCGAGATTTCGGCGAGCGCGCGGCTGAACAGCTGCTCGAACTGAGGCACGCGCGGGTCGTCCATGAGGTAGACGG